ATATGTATTTAACAAATAATAACAGAGTGGCGATCATGGATGGTATGGTTAATATGGATGATCTATTAACAACAAGACCAGGTGGTGTGGTCAGAACAAAACAACCACCAAGTCAAGTCATGCAACCTTTACAAGCTCAACCGATTTCACAACAAGCGTTTCCATTATTATCTTATTTAGATTCTGTTAGAGAAGTAAGAAGTGGAGTTTCAAAACAAGCACAAGGTTTAGATCCTAATACATTAAATGCAAAAACAGCAACTGGTGTAAATGCTTTAATGACACAAACACAAATGCGATCAGAATTAATCGCAAGAATATTTGCAGAAACAGGTGTTAAAGATTTATTTAATAAAGTTTTTGAACTTATGGTTAAGTATCAAGACAAAGAACAAATTATAAAACTAAATAATAAATATATTCCAGTTAAACCTACAGAATGGAAAGATAAATTTAATATTACTGTAAGTGTTGGTTTAGGAACAGGTACAAAAGAACAACAACAAGTTATGTTAAATGGTATTTTAGAAAGACAACTACAAGCATTCCAACTACAAGGGGGTAGAGAACTACCAATGGTTAATCTAAAAAACATTTATAATACTTTATCTAAAATTGTGGAGAATACAGGTCTTAAAAATGTTGATGCGTACTTTGTAAATCCTGATATGGGTAAACAAATGATGACACCACCTCCTCCTCCACCATTAACTCCTATTGAAAAAATAGAATTTACAAGAATACAAAGTGAAGAGAAGAGAAAAGTTGCTGAATTAGAATTAAAATACAAAGAATTACAACAACAAAACCAAGAAATGTTGTTAGATTTCGAAACAAAGATTAAAGATATAAGTTTAAAATACAATACTCAGCTAGATACAGCAAAAATTAAAGCTGATGCTGATTTAGATAAGGTCATGTTAGCTGCAGGAAGTAAANCTCTTGAACAAGCNAATAAATCTGCTAATATGCTCAACCAACAGATACAAGGATTGAATGGAAACCAAAGATCAAACGCAGAGAACGCTGGAAATAGGCAGATCCAGCCAAGCGAAACAGATTTTACAGAGTGATCTTTTTAAAGAGTCAATAAATACTCTTAAAAAAATTTACTCTGAAGCACTTTTAGAAAAAACAGGTGCTAAAGAAAGCGATACCAGAGAAAAACTTTGGATTGCTTATAATGTTGTAGGTAAAGTTGAGCAACATTTACAAAGTATTCTTGAGACAGGAAAATTAGCTGAAAAGCAATTAGAAATTTTCCGAAAACAACAACAAGAAAAAAAATTCTAGCGTAAGTTAGAATAAGCCAAGTCAAATAAGACAGCTTAACCACAGGAGGACTTAATGTCTGACAAAAACCCATTACTGAACAGTAGTTCAGTACAAGGTGCAGCAAGTTCGATTGAGGGATTAATAGACCCTAAAACGGCAACTATCAAACCTCAAGAGAAGGCAGCACCAGTTGAACAGAATGAATCAGAGGAAGCACAAGCAACTGAAGATAATCAAGAAGTTCAACAACAACCTAAAGAAAATCTTGAAAATAAAATTCAAGAAACTTTAGATGAAGAAGAAGCATCAGAAGACAATGCTGAGAGACAACAAACAACTGATTACCACCAAATAAAAGTTAATGGTGAAGTAATAGAAGTTGACCTTGAAGAATTAAAAGCAGGTTATCAGAAGGATGCAGACTATAGACGGAAAACAGAAGAAGTAGCTTTAGAGAAAAGAGAGTTATTAACTGAAAAAGACCGNCTAGCTAAGCAATATTCAACTAAGCTGGATGATTTAAATTCGCTTGTGTTGACTTTGAANGCTGAAGTAAACAACGATATAAATGCCAAAGAACTTGATAGACTTTGGGATGAAGATCCAACTGAAGCTGCGAAGATTGATCGTAAAATCAGAAGAAGGAGAGAAACACTTTCTCAAGCTCAGAAGAAATTAAAAGATCATCAACAAGCACAGTTTCAGGAAGTTCTAAAAGAGGAGCAAAAAAAGGTAGCTATGAAGTTCCCTGAATTGCAAGATCCTGTAAAAGGAAACTCTCTAAGAACAGGCATGGTGAATTATTTATTGAAAAAAGGATTTTCTGAAAAAGATGTGTCCTCAGTTTATGATTCAAGAATGTTTGATGTGATCGTAGATGGAATGAAATATCAAGATAACAAAAAGTTGAAACCAACTTTAGTTAACAAGAAAGTCAAACCATCAAGAGTTGTTAGATCAGGTGTCAAAACAACAAAAGCAGATGAGAATAGCCAGAATAGGTTGAATAGAATCAAAACGCTGAAGAAGTCAGGAAGTCCAAAAGATGCAACTGATTTGTTGATGCGTTATTTATAAACTAATAACCTAACGGAGAAATACAATGGCTGTATATCAAACATACCAAACAGTCGGAATAAGAGAAGACCTAGCGGACATTATTTATTCAATAAGTCCAACAGAAACTCCTTTTATGTCTGGCGTAGCTAAAACAAAAGCTACAAATACATCTCACCAATGGCAAACAGATGCTTTGGCTGATGTAGCAGCAAATGCTGCAGTAGAAGGTGCTGCAATAAGTTACCCAACTTTAACAGCAACTACTAAATTAACAAACCACACTCAAATATCTACAAAAGCAGTACAGATTTCAGGTACAAACGAAGCTGTAACTTCTGCTGGTAGAGCAAATGAGTTAGCTTACCAAGTAGCAAAATCTGCAAAAGAATTAAAAAGAGATATGGAAACAGCTCTTTTATCTAATGTAGCTGCTGCTGCAGGTAATGCTTCAACTGCAAGAAAATTAGGAGGAGTTCCAACTTGGATTTCTACTAATGTAGATGCAGGTGCTGGTGGATCTGGTGCTGGTGGCGGAGCTGCTAGAACAGATGGAACGCAAAGAGCTTTCACAGAAGACCAATTAAAAGGTGTTCTAAGAAGCTGTTTTAACGAAGGCGGAAATCCAAACATGATTATGGTTGGTGCTTTCAATAAACAAAAACTATCTGGCTTCACAGGTGGATCAACTAGATTTGACCAAGCTGAAGACAGAAGATTAGTTACTTCTATTGATGTATATGAAAGTGACTTCGGAACTTTATCCGTAGCACCTAATAGATTCATTAGAGGAGCTAACGCAACTGCTGCAAAAGTAGGTCAAGATGCTCTAGTATTAGAGATGGACATGTTTGCAGTATCTTTCTTAAGAGATTTCTCTCTACAGAATCCTGCTCAGACTGCTGATGCAGACCAAAGATTCTTAGTAGCTGAATATACTCTTGAGTCAAGAAACGAAAAAGCAAGTGGATTAGTTACTGATTTAACTACTTCATAATCTAATTGTGATTAGGGATGTAACCCTTAAAAACTACATCCCTATCACTTAACCCATGTTGAAGTCTTAGTAAGGTTATAGACGGAACGACAAACGGAGAAAAAAAATGAGAACATTAAACGATTACTTTATAACTGCTGAAATTGAAGATGTATCAACAGCTTCATCAACTTTTGTTGGTGTACCAGATGGCGGTAAAATAGTTAAAATTATAACTGCTTTACAAGGTGCTATATCTGGCGGTAACGCAGCAATCACTTTTGAAATAGGTGGTACTGCTGTAACTGGTGGTGCAATAACTGTTGCACACTCAGGTTCAGCTGCTGGTGATGTAGATACTGCTTCACCGACTGCTGCTAACAGAGTAGAAGAAGATGGCACAATAGAGATGATTACCAATGGTGGATCTACTGGTGCTAAAAAATTACTTGTGACATTTGTTATAAGAAGATAAATATAAATTGGGGGTTCTACCTAGCGGAAGTTCCCCCAAAAACTAAATAGGAGAAAAAATGAGTTATAATTATGCTCTAAGACCAGGAACAACACAGAAACTAAATACAAACAATTCATCAACTGCTTCTGCTGCTTTCGGTTCACAAACTGAATACGTAAGAGTAGTTGGAGATGCTAACTGTCATTTTGTTTTAGGTGCTTCACCTACAGCAAGTGCAACATCAGCTTTCTTACCATCTGGTGAAATAGAAATATTTAAAGTTTCACCTGGCGAAAAAATTGCAGTATTTCATGGTTCATCTACAAATGTATATGTAACCGAAATGAGTGCATAGTGGCTAAGAAAAAAGGTTTATTTGGAGTTAATAATTATGTTAAAGCCAAACCTAGAAAAAGACCTGGTCGTCATGCTAAAAGTTATAGTAAAAGAATACCAGGTAGAAAAAAAAATAGAGGTCAAGGATGAAAGAAATTCAGTTAGACGGCTTAAAAAAAACAACTTTTTCAACTGACGAAAAAGAAAAAAAGATTGTTATAAAGCATGAAGTAGATATAGACCCACATTTAAAACACAATAAAAGACTTTTAAATGATGGAGATGGTTATTCAAAATCAAGAGATTTGAAAAGAGTAGCTTCTATTCCAACAATAGCTTTAGAAGTCTGGGCAAAAGAATATGACCCACATGGTGATGGTAATTGGTTTGCTTTACCAAAAGAAGTTCAAAGCAAAATATTAAAACTCAAATTGAACAGTAATGAGTTTAAGTATTTTAGAACAGCAGAAGGAAGAATTTAATGGCATTATCAAATTATTCAGAATTACAATCATCAGTAGCTAATTGGTTAAACCGATCTGATTTAACAACTGAGATTACAGGAGATTTTATTGTTTTAACTGAAAAAGATTTTAACTCTAAATTAAGAATTAGAAAAATGGTTGAATCTGATAGTTCATTTTCAATTAATGCAGAAACAGTTGCTCTTCCTTCAGGATTTTTACAAGTTAGAGATTTGTTTATTTTAAGTGGCGGAACTAAATATGCTTTGACATATATGACACCACCACAAATGGATCAGATTAAAGGTTCTTCTACAAGTGGTATGCCAGTAGCTTATACTATTATAGGAGATAATTTTAGATTTGCTCCAACACCTGATACAACATACACAGGAACATTAAATTATTTCAAATCATTTGATCCTTTATCAGATTCAAATACAACAAATTACATTTTAACTAATCATCCTGCTATATATTTATATGGTTCACTATATCATGCTGCTAATTTTTTAGGTGGTGTTGAACCTGCAAGATTACAACAATGGCAAGGTATGTACACAACAGCTCTTGAGAGATTAGAAAGAAACGATAGAGAAGATCAATTTAGTGGTTCTCCATTACAAATTAGATCAGATGTAACTGTAGCTAGTTCTTTTCAAGATACAACTAAAGTAACAAATAATAATACATAGGAAAAAAATGCAATTACCTTTTGGCGAATGGCTACCGGATCAACCTGAATATTTAAATCCTGGTGCTACTACAGCAAACAATGTTTATTATGCACAAAATTCTTATAAAAGATTTCCTTCATTAGTAAATTATTCTACAAACAATATTGCTGCAGATAGCAGAGGTGCTGGTTCATTTAGAGATAATTCAGGTAATGTATTTAACTTTGTTGCTAAGAACACAGACATCTATCAATTAGATGGAGGAACATTTACATCAAGAAAAGGATCGTTAACAGGTGGTAATACAGATTATTTTACATTTACACAGTTTGGTAATTACATCATAGCAAGTAATGGCGTTGATGCACCTCAATATTATTTAATGGGAACATCAACTAATTTTGCTCCTTTATCAGGTATAGCAACTTCTGGAACTGTGCCTACATTTAGAGTTTCAGGTGTAGTTAGAGATTTTTTAATAACAGGTAATCAACCTACAAATCAAAATAGAATACAATGGTCAGGCATTAATGATATTGCTACTTGGCAATCAGGAACNAAACAAGCTGATCAACAAGACTTACCAGGTTCAGGTGGAGAAATAGTTCATATTACATCAGGTGAGATTGGTTATGTATTTAGACAAAATCAAATTGTTAGAATGGATTATGTAGGTGGTGCAACAATATTTAGATTATC